GTCTTCTTCTTCGTCAACACCCTCAACCTGTCTGTTCTTAGAGATAAGCACCATCAAGTCTGCCTCAGCTGCCTTGCCTGTCTTACTGCCCTCCATCATAGACATGTTAGGTTGCACTACACCCTCAGCATCAGCACTAAGTTGTGACATCCAGATCACAGCACAGTTGTAGATCTTAGCAATGTTACGTGCATGGATAGCTGCATCCTTTAGGTACACATCTGACTTGTCAGAGGTACGGCTAGCGAACTTGTCACCCATGTCTAGTACTACGATGTCTGGCTTGTAGCTCTTAACTACAGCCTCAACCCATGCCATGTCCTTGCCTGTGCTATCCTTGAGTTGGATCTGCTGCTTGACCTTAGTGTAACGAGACAGGGCCAGTGCTTTGTTCTCTGTGATCTGCTTGATGTTCATACCTGAGGAGGCTTGAACGTACCGTGCAGCTACACGCACTGCCTTCTCCTCGTTAGTCAGGATCAAACACCTAGCACCCTGATGAGCGAACCCATTAGGTGAAGCAATGAGTGACGCATGGAAGGTAGTCTTACCTGTGTTAGGCCGTGCGCCTACCATAACTAAGTGACCACCACTGATACCCTCGACACGATCACGTAAGCTAGGAATGTTCATCTTCCATTGTGTCTCAATCTGGATACCTTCAAGGATAGTGTCCAACTCAATGTCCTCGAACTGGATGTTGAGGTTAGGTGTGAAGTCATCCTTGTAGTCCTCGACTAACTTGCGTAGCTTCTCTAGGTTGTTCTCCTCTCCGTTAACATAGTTAAACCCTAGGTTAGTTACTAACTCACCCACGTGTTGCTGGAACAGGCGAGACAGTACTTCAGTAGCAATCTCCTCGTGCATAGGTGACTCACTCTCAATGCGCTTGAACAGGTGAGAGTATGCCTCCTTGTTAGCCGTAGTCATAGTACGGTTAGCTGTAAAGAACAGGGCCTCTAGTTCAGAGGGTGTGATGCTCTTGTCGTACAGCGACATAGCCTGATCCAGAGCCTGCTTGATCTTACGCATGTCCTTAGTGAACAGCGCATCAGGACAACGCATACCCTTGTGGTTGGCGTAGAACTCTTTGTTCATTAGGTTGCGTAGTAATGCTGTCTCTGTCATGTTATTCGTCCTCTCTTGATCCGTAACGAAGGAACTCGTATATAGAAACGATAGCTGCCACGGGCCAACCAAGTGAGAACCATATGTGTGAGTTGGGTCTCTCAGGATCAGTGGGGTCTGTTACATTAAGCAATAGGATAGCAGCCAACGCATACATAGTAGCTGCCCCATATAGATATTCTATCATCGTGTGTCCTTTATAGGTTCTAATCTCCACATGCCTTCTGTTTGTTCTAGTGAAGTGATTAAGTCTAGTAGCTGTTGATATGATATTACAATAAGCTGGTAGTTTTTGTAGGACTCATCGTACTGCCTGAGGTATACCGTACCCTCATCTGCAAGCACAACCTCCAAGTCCTCATACTCATCACGCTCATCCATACTAGTAACGATAGCAATGTCATGCTCAAACTCAACGCTGTACATCTGGCTGCTCCGCTACAAGTATGTTGACGTGTGCTACGTTACCCTCAACCCGAGTGATAACATACTCCAGGCCTGCCTTGGTAAGTAACAATCTCAGTTGACCTATAGGTATCATAGCTTCTCCTCTCCATTGAGTTGATTGATACGCATTTGACAATAGCGTTGAACTTTCTCTAAGTCAATGATCTCGCTTTCTACTTGCGTCTTACCCTCGTACATCTTGTATCCTGCACGACTGGCATACTTAACAATGTTACCACGCCAGAACTCAAAGCCATTACGCATGATGTAAGTGATAGGCTCAATGCTCCACCTTGCGTAATGCTTAGGTTCATTCACGATGTCTGCTGTATGTTCAGCCATTACGCTACCCTTAAAGTCTTCATGCTCTTTCATCAAGCGTTTCCATTCACTTTTTATCATTGCTCTTACCATTCTTTTCGTCACGTTCCTGTGCAGCCTTACGTTCCTCGGGTGTCATAGGTCTGATGTCACTAAAGTCTGCCTCCATAGGCCACTCATTGTCTGTCACGGCATAGCTCCTCATACTTAAAGAACAGCTGCTCAAACTTCCACTCGTATAGCTGTTGCATACCCATCAAGGTGTTCATCATTTCATCGTGCGTAGGCTCACGTTCACCATCACCTATCTGCTTGAACACTGTCTCAAGATCATTACACACACGCCAACAGTCCAGTATCATAGGCTCTAAGTCATATAGTTTAGTCATCATCATCCTCCGTTAGTGCATCCCAGCTTACCGGGAATAGTTCAATCATCTTGTGGTCTATCTGTCGTGCTACCTCTCGTGTCTCTGCCTGTGTATCATCCTTGCAACGTAGGTTACACATATCAGCGAAGGCATCAAGGCTACCTGACCAGTACCACTCAGTCATCATAGACTGTGGCAGTACCATACGTGCCTGCTCTGGAGCTACACCCTCAGACAGTAGGGTCTTGTAGGTAGACAACTGCCTGTGCCACTGTACCTCTTGGTCAAGAAGTATACTCACTGACCCCTCACTACCCTGCTTCTTATCGGCACTGCGTCCACGCCACACGTCAGGCTCATAGAACTCAGGCTCATCATCGACATACCTACGACTGATCTCATTCCAGCGTAGAAACTTATGCTTGACTAGCTGACGTGCTACAAAGACGGGAGCCTTAACATGGAAGGATGCAAAGCAATGTCCGAAGGGGCTGATGTGCTTGTGCTTGGCAAGGTAACGGATCAGCTTATCATCCTTAGCCTTGAGCTTAGGTGGCCCCCAAGGGTCGTCCTCCATCTCAGATGTCTTACCGAATGATACACGGGCAGCGTTAGCTACAGTCAGGTCATTGCCCATGTGGTTAATGTACGTTGCTTTAATTGGCATCAAGGTCTACCTCACTTTTATGATAGCTGTTTTTTCGGATTCTGGTCTCAAAAAACTTTGAAAGGTGTGGGTTTTCCTCCATAAACATTCTTGCGTAATGTGAAGACCAACCAGCATCAAGTTTATACCCATCACCTGTGCCTTGCATCATTGTCTCCCACCTTATGCGATGGAAGATACCCCTAGCTGAGTAGCGACTCCTTTTATTAGCGGCTTGAAATGCAAACTTCTTAAATAGACTATACACTTCAGGGTGTTCAATATGAAACAACTCAAAGTTTTCTTTTGTCCACTTGCCATGCATACGATCTTCAATCATCTACCTGTACTCCAATACATTCCACTGTTTCATTCTTATTGTTGACCATAACTGCTGCGTCTCTCAAACCAGACTTACATAAGGTCTCATTGTCATACGTACCCAAGTGGTAGTACCTAATACCATTCTCAGGTACTAAGACAAGCCACAACAATATCCATACTGTATTCATAATACCATCTCCTTAAGTCTAATTATATCCTCGTGTACACCATACTTGATGTCATCGTCAAGCAGTAAAGCCTTGGTGGGTAACCCTGTCCATAGCTCTATCTCTCGTTTGTATTGCAAGGTCTTGTGTACTGCGTCCCTGTCTAACGCTACGATCACCTTACTGAATTGTCCTAGCTGTTGCATAATTGTCACACTTATTGATGTACCCAGGATAGCAAACCCTACTGCGCTGGGCATAAAGTGTGCTACTTTTATCGCACTGATTACATCCTCTACCACCACAGCCACGTCAGCCTTAGAGTTGGTACGCTTGGTGAAGTAGTCAGCGTTGCCACTGTAGCGATACCACTTAGGTATAGCACCATCAAGCGCACGGCCTACAGCATCAATGAGTTTACCCTTGTAGTGTATAGGGAACACAGCACGTCTATCCTTCACATCGTACATCAAACCCTCATGTTGTAGGTCATACTTAGAGATAAAGCTCTGTAACAAAACGTGATCTGAGGTAGGTTGCACTACATATTCTGGATAAACTAGTGCTTCTATCTCCTTGTTCTTACTAGGTTCTGTCTTACTCATGCGTAACTTAATCTCTGCTGCTGTCATGTCTGTACTGTATGCGCCACGCAAACCACAGCTTAGCTTGAAGCAGTTGTACACGTAGTCACCACCATCCTTGAAGCACGAGAAGGTGTTGCGTGAGCGGCATGACGGGCAGTCCATACGAACTGAGTCACCATCACGTATGTCGAGTGTGTCTAGGTAATCACGTATGTTCATCCATCTCCCCTTCGCTTTGATAGTGCAGCTGATGCACCACTGAATGTGTTGACCAGGTAAGGCTTAACACTGTTAGGACTCTGGTGTCCACTCACCTGCATGATACCTACAAGATCCACCCCTGCCTCAGCCATCTCAGTGATAGCGGTACGGCGTAGGTCTCTGGCTTGTAGCTTAGGGTCAATGCCAGCCTTAGCTTTGATGTTGTTGACCTGAGTGTGGATCTCAATGGCAGTGTAAGGGCTGTACCCACTGTGGTTAGGCTTGACACGTGGCGCTACATAATCCTGGAAGCCAAAGTCTACACGCTGTGCCTCAAGCATAGCTAGCAGTTCATCTGGTATAGGTAGGTGTACCTCAGCGCCACGCTTAGACTGTGTGATGTCAACACGTTGCTCATCGAAGTCAATGTCCTCCCACTTGAGTAGGCGCATGTCACCTATGCGTTGACCCCACTCGTATGCCATGTGCAGTATCAAGCCTATGCTACGCCAGCGCCACTCAGAGTATGCCGTAGAAAGGAAAGACCTAACGTCATCCTTGGACCACTTAACTTTGCGAGGCTTCTCTGACTTACGCTGTAGCTGTGACACAGGGTTAGCTATGATAGCCTCGTGACGTATGGCTGTGTTAAGTACAATGCTCAGGCATGTAGCCATATAGTTAGCAGCAGATGGGCCATTGTTATCAGTCCACCTATCGTAGGCATACGTAACATGCTTGTACCTGATGTCGCTTAGCTTGATGTTACCTAACTCAGCACCATTCTGTACCTTGGTAGCACACACACGGTTAAGTGTACTCTCATACTTATACTGTACTGCACTAGATAGCTTAGCGAAGTTAGCACTACGGATGTACTGCGACACAGCATCACGTAGCTTAGTGTTAGGCTTAAGGTCTACCTTGTTGTGTCGCATTACAATCATCTCCTAGCTCTCCAATCTATCCAGAGGTTAAGACTATGACAATCTCCATAGATAAAGTCAAGTAGCCAAACCAAGTTTAACTTGTTATCACGCATCCTTTGTAGGTTTCTTGCTCCGATTGTCTGGTGACTGTGGCCTCCCAGCAACACGTTCACTAGGATACTTAGGGCCAGGGTCACTCGGTTTAGATAAGTGACCAACCCAATCCGTGACATCATCATGCGGATCTTCTTCTTCATCATTCATAACACCCCCGTTCCAACTCCGAATACTACCAGTGCAACTATAACTAAGGCTGCACCCTTAAAAACGTGGAACATATAGATCTCCTTCTGCCTTGAGTGAGTCGATAAAGCGTAGCTCTTCACGATGGAAGTCAGCCTGTACATAGTCACCCTCCCATTCGTATTCATCTACTGCCTTGGACACACGGTTATACTCCTCATTGATAGGGAGCAAGTGCTCTGCAAGGAATAGGTCTCGCTCTTCTTGGGTCATAGTTATTCTCCTTTCTCGTAGTACCATGCGTTAGGATCATCAGGTAATACACACGGCATCCAATGGTTAGGGTTTCCGTCATTATTAACAGGAGGTCTGAATTCAAACATTTGTTTTAACGCATTGGCCTTGTCTCTTACATCACTGAGTTGTGACAGTCGAACATCCATCATCTCCATTGTGTCATCAACCAGTGCATCAATGGTATTG